ATACATTTGATATGGATTGCCAATATAATAAACTTTACCATCATCACTTCTAGTATGATAGTGCCCAGAAAGCACTCTATCAAACTTTTTAAAATATGCATCATATCTTGAAGTTTCTTGAAGATGCCCTTTATGAACATAAAATCCTCCAAGTTCAAGATGTCCCATTGCAACTTTTGCTGCTGTAGCCTCAATTAAAGAGATTGTATTTTCTTGTTCATCAGGAGCAATCCAAGGAACAAAAAGAATTTCTCTACCATCAATATTAACTTCTTTGCAATATGCATAAGTTCGAATATTTTTATAGTCTTTGAGAAGAAGATGTGGACTATTTAATCTATTTGTATTTTTATAAAAGATGTCATGATTTCCAATGATAGCATAAACATCATATTCTTTAAGTGGATCTAGTACAACTCTTTTTGTCCATTCAATACTCCAATAATCCGTTGATTTACGATTATCAAAAATATCTCCAAGATGTATAACAGTATCAATATTTCTTTCTTTTAGTGTTGGGAAAAATAAATTTTTATAAAATTTTTCAAAATAATCGTGAAAGGTTTTATTACCTTTTTTGAAATTATAATGAGTGTCAGTTAGTATAGCAACTTTCATGAAGAAAATCTGTGATTAATATTATCTTTAATTCCATTCATATCTCCATAATCAAATCCCATATTTGATCCATCTGCACTGAATACTTCATCAAAACCAGAACGTTCAATAATCTTAGTTTTAATTTCAAGTTGTTTCTTTTCTTTTGCAATTCTTCTTAAAAATGCAAAGTAAATTACTTGTGTAAAATATGCAAATGGATTTGAACGAGATACATCAAAATTGTGAATATATTGAACACAATTTTCAATTCCATCACATATCATATCATCTTTAAAAATATAATTTACAAAATTTGGTTTATATGATAAATGTGTTGCAATCTTTAAGAAACATTCACCAATATAGTTTGGAATAATTGGTTTTGGATTCCCATTTTCCTTTGCAGTATCAACCTCTTTTTTATATTGAATTAAGGCATTATGAAATTCTTTATTACTTACATAATGCTCTGATCTCTTTTTTGTTTTTAACATTATTGGCAATTGCATATTAGATTTTTATATATCATAATTTAAATATACCACATTTATTTAAATTTGACAAATGCTTGACAAGATATCTGAAGGACGTTAGAATCACTCTGTTAGGTTTGAAGATAAATTATATCTTAAGTTATTTAATATTATAAAGTTTTTCTAGGGAACTTCTGGCATCATCTACAGTAGAGATTAATCCTAGATCTTTATTTACAGGTACTTGAGAACTATTTCTTATAAATTTTTTGTATGCAGTAATTATAGTAGGATTCTTTATTTCAGTCATTGTTATAACTTTATCCATTTTCATTGCAAAGAGTTCATCATCACAAATGTTAAACCAAGAGGATATTTTATATCCAGTAAATCCTTTAACTTTAGATATTAAAGGTTCAATATTTACAGGATTATCTAAAAGAAGAATCATTTCACCTTCTTCTTCAGATGCACATACTATTGAAAATATTTCTTCACCTGATACTAATTTGATAGATGCATAAAATGAGTCTTCCATTTATTTTTTTAAATTGATTGTAATAATTTCGTAATCAAAGTTTTCTTCATTGTAAATTTTAATTCTTTCTACAAGATGATTTAATGTATAGTTTCTTTTATTGTTATGAGTGATATCATCAGCAATGTCATATAAAGTTGCAGAGACCTTCTCCTTGCCCTTTCTTAGTACTCTACCTATACTTTGTAGGTTTCTAATTCTTGACTTGCTTGGGGATGCAAATACGACGTTATGAAGTCGTTTAATATTAATTCCTGTACTGAATGTACCATAAGAAGCAACGATAATTGCGTTAGATTCTTCTTCAGTAATTTTTCGAACCAATTCTCTTTCTTCAGTATCCACTCCACCATGAATGAAAAATATTTTTCTATTTTCACCGTCACTCTTATTTATAAGTTCGTAAAGAGGTTTACCATGAGATTCAACTCTATTGAATAGAACTAAAGTATTCCCTTTTAGATCAATCACTAAATTACGAATAAATTTATTTCTTTTTTCATGAGTAATTAAATATTGAACTTCTTGTTCATAATCATCAATTTTTTGAGGTTCATGCTTAAGAAGAAGAACTTTAATTTTTAATTTAGAAAGATATCCTTGTTTGATCAGATCATCAGTTTTAATTAATTTAAATGATGGACCAAATAATCCTTCAAGAACAAGTTTATGAGTTTGAGTACCATCTAATGTTCCAGTAAATCCATAACGATGTTTAGCATCAAGTAATTTTGACATAATTGAAATTAAAGATTTTGACTTAAATTGATGTGCTTCATCTCCAATTACAACATCAAAATCTTTAAAGTAGGATTTATCAAGTTTATATATTGATTGCCAAGTTGAAATTACAACCTGTTTGTTGGACACTCTCTCACTGCCTCCATAAACCTTGTGGCAGTATTCTTCAGCATTCCAACCATAGTCTTCAAAGTCCTTATACATCTGCTCTACAAGGGACGTAGTGGGCACTACAAGAAGTGTATTCTTTCCCTGTTCAGTAAAGTATCGAACTACCGAGTAAATCATCAAAGATTTTCCTGAAGCAGTTGGTGATATGATAAGTTTTCGATTATACTTCAGTGCATCATGAACACCTTTAACTTGATAATCTCTTGGTTCATGAGAACAGATGCTCTTCATATAATCTTTGATTCCCTCCATTGAAATAGATTCATTTATTTCTCCAGGAAGACCATAAAATTTATTTTCTTGAAATTCAAATTTATACTTATGATTTTCACAAAACTCAAGTATTTTATCTAGAAGTCCAATATAAATTTCTCCATTTTGAACATTAAATAGACGAATCTTTCCATCCCAGTGTTTGCTTCTATATTGAGGCATAAACTTTGCACCAGGAACATCGAAAGTGAATTGATCACTTAATTCATATTTGATATGAGCTTCACATTCAATTTTTAAATAAATTTCATTCTTTTTTGATATGATAAGATCAGACATATTACATCCCCGATTGGAATTTTAAAAATTCAATTGAATTTTTGATTTGATAAGTTCTATTTGAAATAGTTTTAATAATCTCTTCTAAAAACTTTAATAATGTATCGTAATATTCAATTTTCATTAATATTTCTAATAACTGATCATCTGCATCGATATATCTTTGCATAGATTCTTTATCTCTGACTTTATATGGAAAAGGTTCTTGCTTATAAACTTCTGGATCTGCTTTTCCGTTGTAATAATTATATCTTTCTAATTTTTTAATTTTATATTGACTTTCTGAACGTTTTCTTAAAAGAGAAAAGTTATTGTAAATCTCATAATATTTTGAATGTAATGATGATACTTTTAATGATTCATTGTGAAGATCGTCAATGTTAATTTGAGAATCTTCTTTCCACATATTTTGGATATCTTCAAGATTGATCATGTATAATTTTGAATTCTATAATAAGTATATTTGAAGTTGACTTGTGCTGTAAAATAAGTAATATTTTCTACTGTAGCATCAAAATCTAATGATGATAAAAATATTGGATATAAATCTGTGAAAATGACTTGAGATGATGGAAGATAATTACTAGTTAAAATTTCCAATGTTCCATCTGAAGTTTCATAAAATGATGCATTTTCACTCAAATTAGTTTTTGAATAATGCTCGTCACTTTCAACAAAGTTTTTATATTGTTCTAAACTATATGGAAATCCTAAACCCGTCATCCAGTTCCAAATTTCCATATAGTTTTCCAAATTTTCATCTACAAGAAAACGTAGGTTGAAATCACCAAAAGTCATTTTATCACCAGGAATATCAATATTTTTTCCAAATCTAGTTTCCAAAGCAGATCCTAAAGTGATTGCTGGAATATTTGCTTGATTTGAAAAGAAGTCAACTTTAGGTGCTTTATTTAAAGTAAACTTAAATCCAGTTGGTGATAAAAAATTTCTATTTGTAGGTTGATTGTTCCAAGTGCTCATTGCTAATAACGATTTTCAACTATTTATGAGCATAAAAAAAGAGGGTCCGAAGACCCTCCGTTGAAATGTAACCAGAGATCACATAAGGTTCTTGATTTGAACTCTTCTGTAGTAACGGTTTGCATTTGCCTTGATAGCACCCAAATCTTGAGTAGTACCATTTGCAAATGGGTTTGCAACCATACCATAACGAGTTTTGAAACCAATCTTTGGTTGGAAAGTATCTTGTCCAACTGCACGTACCATCTGGAGAGGTACATAAGGGCAGTAGAAAAGTCCTGCATCATAAGGATTAGTTCCCTTATAACCAACAACATAGTATTGGTTAGCAGCAAGGTTTGCTGCATAAGGATCGATATAAACCTTGAACTTGCCATTGAGAACACCAGCAAAAGTATTGCCAGTATCATCAACGTTGAGGTTAGCATTCAGTGCTGGGGTATAATCAAGCAGTCCTGCCATGGTAAGTGCAGAAGCAACATCAGATGAGCAAAGAATGGTGTTACCCTTTCCTCTACGAGTTCTGTATGCAATAGCA